GATAGTGGGCCGCTTCCACCAAACTTAATATTATTAAGCAATGGTGAGATTACCGGTACTGTTGCCGATCAACCCACTAGTGAATTATTAGTTCAAAATGATGAGACAACTTTTACATTTACAGTAGAAGCATATTCTCCTATCTTTTCGGTAGTGTATTCTACAAAAACATTTACTGTAACAGTGTTACAAGAATTTGCACAGCCAACTGATACGTTGTACATTAAGGCTGCACCTAGTATTGAAGACAGAAACATTATTGATAGTTTATTGAATAGTGAAACGTTAATACCTGAAGCATCACTGTACAGACCTAATGATATTTACTTTGGTAAAGCAACTAGTGTAATTTATGAACATGCTTATGGAATGTATGCCAGTGATATTGATGAATACTTGGCAGCAGTTACACAAAACCACTACTGGAGAAATATTACTCTAGGTGAATTAAAAACTGCTGTGGCAAAAAACAATGCAGGTGAAATCATTTATGAAGTAGTGTACAGCGAAGTTATTGATAACTTAGTTAACCCCGCAGGTACAAGTATTTCAAGTTCGATTTATTGGCCAAGACCTATTGATTTACAATTGGGTCCATGGTACACTAGCATTACTGACATTTTCACTAGTTACGCTGATATTTTGGGTCAAGAATATTACACAAGTTTAACACCCGGTTATGCACAAACATTGTACCCAAACAGTTTGTACAATATGCGCAATCGTGTAGCACAAGTTGTTGGACAAGAATACGATAGTCGGTTGTTACCATTATGGATGACAAGTCAGCAAATAAATGGTAGTACATTAGGATACACCCAAGCTTGGGTAATTTGCTACACTAAACCCGGTTTATCTACTACTATTAAAAACAACATACAAAACAACTGGGGCTACACTTTGAATCAGATTAACTTTAAAATTGATAGATTTAGTGTAGATAAGAGTGAGACTTACAATTATGATAAGAGATTAACTCCACCTGCTTGGACAGGATTGCCAAGTGCTACCCCTGTACCTGATCCACTAGATAGCAAAGATTTTTATGTATTGTTCCCTAGACAAACAATTTTACCAGACCAAGCACAATAATAAATACATAACGGAACACAAAGAATATGAGCACAATTAACACAAACGGTATCAACGTAAACTATCCTGTACCCGGGGTAAACAATAACAGTCAAGGGTTCAGAGATAACTTTGCGTCTATTAAAAATAACTTGAACACTGCCGGTACAGAAATTACAGACTTGCAGAATAAAGTTGTAGTTAAATCTGCACTAGCAAACACAACTGTAAACAATGACATGGCTAACACATTGATTAGCAATGCATTAACACGTAGCTTCCGTGCAAGTACTTACAATTTGGGTAATGCACTTAGTGGAGTAGTAACAGTAAATGCATCATTAGGTGACGTACAATATGGCACAGTAGCAGGCAATACAACTATTCAATTCACAGGATGGGCGCCCACTGGCACACAAAGTAACGTTCAATTGCAATTAGCAGTATCAAACAGTTCAGCAGTTATTTCTTTCCCCGCAGAACTTACATACGGCATAGATACACTAGAGAACTATGCTAATGTTGCAAATACTGATACGGTGTCTGTACCATACGGCGTGACACAGATTGATTATCAATTCAGTACAGTTGATTGCGGTAATACAATTACGGTAGAACCATACAATAGACCTAGAATTACTACACAAGTACAGCAACGCACACCTGCTCCTACTGGCTTTCAAGGTGATGTTGCAGGTGATGTGGCAGTAGATGCAACTTATGTTTATGTATGTACCGCTACGTTTAATTCTGGTAGTTCTAATACCGTAGCCAAAACAGCTACAACAACTACTGCTTCTACTGACGAAGTTGTATTAAGCAATGTTACTAGTTTGGTAGCAAATGCTCCTATTATTTTTACAGGTACTACTTTTGGTGGTATTGTTGCAAATACAGTTTATTACATTAAAACAATTGTAGGTGGCAATGTAGCGGTTACATTAAGTGATACTAGAACGGCAGGAACTGCAGGTTCAACATTTGCATTGTCTGATGCATCGGGTAGTTGTACAGCTACAAGTTACAACGGTTCTGCTATCTGGAAAAGAATTGCACTAACTGCTTGGTAATAAATACGAAGGATGACACATCCTTTCATTTCTTCACTGAGTGACAAGTCCATGGAAGAGCTACAAACTGCTATTCAGGACTTGACTAAAAAACTAAATTTTGCATATCGTATGCAAAATACCGCAATGATTACCCAATTGCTTATGATCCTAGATAGTTACAAACAGGAACATAATCGCAAAATGGATGATCTTCTTAAGAAGCAAAATACCCAAACTCAAATTAGCATTAAAAAAGAAAGTTAAAATTGACTACACGTATCGAACGAGATTTTACATTCCAAGCAGGCGTTTATTTTAAAGACCAATTTTTAATGAATGTCTATGACATTGTACTCTACATGGATGTAGAAACTGAATCAATCAGAGAACAAAATATAGCAATGGAACGTATTAAACATTTTTTAAATGAATGTTTAGAAAACAGTATTTTTGTACAACATACAGAACACAAAATAATTGAAAAATATGCAAGTTGCGGTTTCAAAGTATGTACCTTACCAGAAGAGCCGTATGACCAAATTATTACCATGCTATTATTAACTAAATTAAACAGCATTACTGAAGGCAGATTAGTTATCACTGATATTACAGTAGGTTCACGTATTAGTGATCAGGTTAAGTTTAGTTGTGATATTGAGAGTCCAAGAGGTCCATTCGAATCAACTGGATGGTGGTTAGACTGTAACACATCTATCAGCGACCCAGTAAAAACAACGTCAAAGAAAGATAAGATTGTTAAGTTGTTTAAAACGGGTAATACTGATTGGGCAGATTACAACTTAGTTTGGAAAGAAAAAGACTTTACTTCTAAAAGTGAAATCGTTTTCACTACCGATCAGGACAAATAAGTTACCAAAACTATTGCAATACAATTGTAATAGTGTTACAATAGTCACATGAAAACAGATGTGTACGGTCAACTAATTTATGGTCAAGATGACCTGTGTGACTTGTTTTTACAAGATCCTAGTCGCACAATAAAAAATGTGTTAGTTGACACTATTATTGAATTCAACGGGTTTCTTTCATTAGAAAACATACCCAACTTAACACAATATCAAAACCCAAACATATCAGTAGAAGAATTTGATAGGAAGAATCAATCAAACTGGTACATGCCCTTAGAATACTACGACCTAGATATTGCTAAATGGGTATTGGATCAATGTAAAAACGAAGAAGAATTACAACGTGCCGGAGATGAATTAATCAAGTTCCAAGAACGTAATATGTTTGTGTTACTACAATACTTAAAATATTTGGTTGACACAATGCGTAAGAATAATATCATATGGGGTGTGGGTCGGGGAAGTAGTGTTGCTAGTTATGTTTTGTATTTGATAGGGATCCACCGTATAAATAGTTTGTATTATGATTTGTCAATTGACGAATTCTTAAAATAAGGAGAAAATTATGTCGAAATACAGAACAGCAATGGGTAAAGTAGTTGATATGGCCGCATTAACTGCTAGAAATGAGAAGACTAGAGCCGTTGGCAATATGAAGGTTAATGCACGTGGTGACACCATTGATAGTCAAGGGCGTGTTATCAAAACTGCTACTTCAAAAGTAAATGATTCATACAATAAAACAGTAGGGAATCGTTCAGCACAGCCGGTGCGTAATAAGCCAAAATCATCAGTATCAACTCCGGATCCAATCGAAAAACCTACAATTGATTTGAGCCAGTTGAATGAAATTGAACGTGAGATTGAAGAATCAATCGATGATGATATTGAAGTTGAACAAATTAAAGCACAAGAAGTTAAAACTAAAGGTAAAAAATGAGTGATTTGAGCGCATACAGTAAGCCAGCATTTAGTCCAACAAAAGTTGATACAATGAGATTCTTTAAGGATCATATTATCGTAAGTGATATGAAATTTGACCAACGTGTAACTAGTGGTGGTATTATTCTAATGGACGATGATAAGAAAAGTTCTGGTATTCGTCCTCGTTGGGCAAAGATTTATGGTCTAGGCCCAGAGCAAGATGATCCACAACTAGTAATTGGTAAATGGATTCTTATCAGTCACGGGCGTTGGACAAGGGGTATTACAGTTGAGACACCTTTGGGTAAACAAACATTGCGTAAAGTTGACCCCGGTGATATACTCTTAGTATCGGATGAGCCGATGGAAGATGAAACAATGAGCGACAAGGTATATTAATGATAAACTGGTTTAGACAAAAATTACACAACTTTATGTTCCCACAAGACAATGAAGTAGTTGAGACACGAACTAGTGGTAGGAAACACAACTTGATTAGTCGAGGATCACAGCTTGATAATAGAGGTATGAATTTTACAATTCATATGGCTAATGGTGGTTATGTACTAGAGTATTCATCCTACAATGAAAAAACTGATAGGCACGACAACACACTACACATTATCAACAGTGATACTGATTTGGGTCAGGGCATCGCACACGTTATCACATTAGAAATGTTAAGAAAATGAAGAATAGTCTTTGGGTAGAAAAGTATCGTCCGCAAACAGTAGCAGACTATGTGTTTGTAGATGAACGACAAAAAAATCAAGTACAGGGCTGGATCAAAGATGAATCTATCCCTCACTTACTACTATCAGGTGACCCGGGTACAGGTAAAACAACACTTGCTAAAATACTAATCAACGAGCTAGGTATTGAAGAATATGATGTTCTAGAAATCAATGCTAGTCGTGAAAATAAAATTGAAGTTATACGTGAC